CCGACAGGGCATCCTGCACTTCCATAAACCAAAGGAGCACCACAGCAGCAATCTCCGCCTGGTGCTCTTCCAGCAAGTCTGCATACCACGCTGGCTCCGGCCTCAACGCTTGTTTGGTCAAGAACTCGGAAGCCAGACGATTAATCCCGTCCCCCAGCTTCAACAGTTCTTCAAACGGCAGGTGGTCGTGTTTCATTGTCCGGCCTCCCTGCGAGCGCCCTGCCGATCGCATCCCTCTCCCGCGCCTCAAAGAGGGCCTGGTTATCTTCCAAGTCGTCGCTTTCAGCCTCGGGCAGCCCCAGGAACTTACGCATGAACCTGCGGAGCTGAGGATCGGTCCTGAGAGCGTCCACTCCGGCAAGCCGGAAGATAATGTCGGCCAGCGTCTTCGGATCTACGTTCACCACCGGACCATGGATAAACCGCGGGAGCATTTCCCTTGGCAGGTCGCGGCCATTCAACGCAAAAAGGCGCGGCACCGCATAGCGATTCAGCACCTCGGCGATGATATCCAACCAAGTCATCATCGCCTGCCCGAGAAGGCTTCGCTTCACATCCGCCAATGCATAGGACCCAGCATTTTCGTGCCCCATGAGGATGATGTCCGAAAGCACCGACATGGCAATGCGGGCGTCGTAACGCTGGATCACCCTCTCGGTGTCCATCGTTTGCGATCCTTCGGACGAAAGAAGCACAAGTCCCCCCGCCTCCTTCCAAGAACGAGGCAGGACTGCACCCATGGCTTCGTCCTTTCGAATCCTCGAAATCATCTCCTGGGCGAACTTGAGCTTCTCCCTCGCCTCTTCGTTGTCCATAAAAATCTCGTCAGGGGCATAGAGGACCGGGTATCCGGCGAGATTTCGTTCAATACCGATGGCCTCAATAACCTCGATCCGCTTCTTGTAATACCACGGCTTAAACGCCCCTCTAAGGACGCTTTGGCCTTCGGGGTTATTCTTAACCGTCTGTGTGCGGAACAAGAGGAGCTTTTCAATCGGGATCTCAACTAATCCGGCCCTTCCGTTGGACCAGGAAACATTCTGCCGAATCCCCTTGATGCCGCCCTCATCGTCGAAAATCCATTCCCAAATCGTCTCCTGAGCACGGAACGGGAGCTTCTTCCAACGAATCGTGCCATCGGGGGCTTGCTTGTAGCAAATTTCGGCGACGGAGAAACCGTAGGGCAAAAACGTCAAAGCCTCGTCGATGAAGTCCATCCATCCATGAGACATGCCGTGCATGTTCTCAAGGAGAAAATCGGCATCTCGCTTTTCTTGGTCACTGTCCCCCGCCGCTTCTACCCTCCACTCGGCACCGCGGGCAAACTGGCTAATCGCAAAAAGAACCGCGGAAACAACCGGGTCCATCAGCATTTCACTGTACGTTTTGACCCGTTCCTGGAGCGTCCTCAGTTGCGGCAGAAAATCCTCAATGACCTGACCGCCACTGGTCTTTAACCCCGTCGAGCCTAATTCCCTGAAAACAGGTCTAGGAGGGGCGTCTTGCTTTTTCACTTGTTTCCTCGCCAAGTAATCACCCCTCCCTCATCTTGCAACCGCCAACCGACCTCGCGGGCGAGCCATAGGCTCGCCTCCATCCCCCAAAAGAAAAGGCAGCCCGTTCGGTAAAAGGAGGAAAACCCGAACGGACCGCCTAGGGGTATTCATTAACGTACACGTGTTCACGCCAATTATAACACATACGCTCGACAAATCAAATAGGTCACCTCACCACCCCGTCGTCCAGTAGCTCCCGCTAACTCCCACAAGAACAGGGGAAACATTCGCACCACCCGCCAAGACGCTGGCTGCGGCCAAGGCCAAGGCATCAGCACGGTCGGGAGACCTCAATCCCCGCGCCCGCATCTCGTCCTTGCTTTCCACCTTGATCTTGCCGCCGCTATCGACGATTTTGTATTTGATCGACGATAGTTGTGACGCCAACGTGTCGTCCGGAGGGAGCGCAATGGCGTTCGGATTCTCGGGGTCCAGCATCTCTCGGAGGTTCCAGTAAAGCTCCGACCGCAGGTTGAAGAACTTCTCCGGTTTCGACGACCTCGTTTGAACATTGATTCCGACCACAGGCAAGCCTTCCTGCTTCGCCTGGTCAACCACGCCGCCGCCGACGCCGATCTCATCGACCCGGATTACCCTAGCGCCGCCAGCATACATGCGGATGTAGCCCACCGACTCCGAGGTGGAGGCATGGGACCACGTTTTCAGCGGATGCACGTAGCGACCCGATATGAGGCAGCACACACTCTCAGAGTCTCCGTATCGTGCAATGTCCACCCCTGCAACTTCCCGTCCTTCTGGGCTCATGTCATGCCAACGATTCTGTGCCTCTATGATCCACGAAAGCGGAATCAGCGTATCATTTCCTGTCGGCGGGAACTCACCGAGCACACGGCTATACCAAAGCGGCGAATCCTCTCCCCACTCTGCTCGGCGCTCCTCCACCCACGTCCTGGTCACAAGGCCCGGAATAACCACGCGGCCTTCTTTGACGTTCGGAGTATCAAAGGCGCTAATAGTGTGCTTCACGTACTTCGGATCGTTGAAGTAGCTGTGAAACATCGTCCCGGTTTCGAGTGGGTTCCCGATGTGCAGGATGTGCGCTCCCTCAGAAGTGAGCAAAGCCGATGGGATGCGCTCGTGAATCGCTGCATCCACTTCCGCGCTTTCGTCCACGATCACGAGAAGCTTACCCGAACGCGGGTGAACACCTTGGATGTTACCGGGGTCGTCCGTCGAGAAACCCTCTGCGTACCAACCAGGGCGACACCGTATCTTCGTCTGCAAGAACTCTGACCCAAGAGGAACGTTCGACTTTTGCTTCAGGTAGTGGATAACCTGCCATACGTTGTTTCTTACCTGCCGTCCACTACTTGCCGTCGTCAGCGCAACGCTGTCAGGCCACAGATGCACCCACGCCAACACGAGACACGCAGCTAGGTAGCTGTTGTGTTCGACCAGGGTCGTAACGAAGGTTTCGTAACCAGGAACACTGATCGACACAGTAGGCTGCTCAGAAATGCGTTCGACAGACACAACAGGGTCCCAGAAGAAACCCTCGGGCGCAACTTGATCAAGCCACCATGTGTGCTCTCGCTTGTTAGCGGCGACTTCCACACATTTAGCAAGATCCTCAGCCTTACGACCAAAGGCACCTACTACATCGGCAAATCGAAGGATGTCCCTGCGTGAAGTGCAGGACCACTCCCAAGCATCATACTTCCTTGCCACGCGCTTGTAGCGAGAAACGCCCTGAATCCCAAGCCGCCAAAACGCAAGCTGGATATCCTCTATCAGGCCTTTCGATGCCAACGCAATGCCAATCTGGGTGATCCTCGGAGACTTTTTATTCTCAGAACCGTTCTCCTTGGCATAAGCCCAACCGTCGCAAGTAAAAAAGCGGTTTAAAAACAGCGCAAGCTGATCATCAGGCAGATTCCACACCCACTCGGGGAACCGTTTATCACGGGAACGCTGTCCATACATTCCCCATTCTCTCACAAGATCAAGGACATGGTTTGTGTGATTCTGCGCCGCGTAGCGACGACCATTGGGTTGGTTCTTACCTGCAACACGGACTTCATACGGGTTTGTCGTAACAGGATGGGTCTCACAGCCAAGACGTTCAACAATGTCCCTGAACTCCTTCATGACCATGTCGTCTTTGTTCGTGAACGTTATAGTTGAATGCGTTAACCCCCCTTCTGCAAGGAGATAAGCTGCCAACTTGACATGATCTTCTGGCATTCGGCCTTTGGGTTGCAAAGGCAGGTAATGCGGCGCAAGTATCGCGTGCTCAAGCGTCAAGTCTTCGGCACGAACCCACGCGGGGGTCTCCACCTCCGTTCTCGTGCCAGTGACGTACGACTTTCGACGCACCTTCGCCGCATAGAATGGGTGTTCACCCGTCCTCACAACGGTGCGACCACTCTTTGTAACAATCTTCCACACGGGCTTAACGCCGTTGTCAGAAGCATAGGCTCGCGCCGGGACCATTTCGTTCGTGGTCTCATCAAACGCGAGAACGTCAAACCAACTACCGCGAAGCTTCTTGGCCTCAACGACACTGCCATCCAGCAAGATGATGCGCTCGTCTTCGCCGACGCACTTCCCGCTGGCATAGCACGATTTCACCACCGTATACCGATTGTTCCACACGTCAAGGAAAATCTCACGCTGCTTGTCCCACAGCTTCTCGTTGAAGACGTTCTCGATCCACTCGTCGGGATGCTTCCGGTAGTGGTTGATGATGGTTTCGCGCTTCGGCGGTCTTCCGCGGTTCTTCTGCGGGTTGAGGGGTATGCCTTTGCTCGTGCCCTTGTCTGACACATTCTCACCTCCCGTCTGCCAGCACCAGAGTAGCAACGTCACCATTACCTACTATCGCTGCCATAAGCTCGCCTCTGTTGCCTTTCTACGGTAATGACCACACGCACCGCAGAAGTCAACCGATGGGTGAACCGACACCCAATCGTGACCACAAACGACACAGTTAACGCGGCGAAGGTAATACCCTAGACGCATTAAGAACCGCCTCATAGTCCGATGCCGCCTTCCGCG